ATGATGATCTAAGGCCATCGCTTGAGCGTTTAGCCCGTGCCACGGGTGATGTCGAAAAGGCACAGAGATTGCAAGGATTGGCAATTGATATTGCTGCCGGTAGTGGCAAATCGCTTGAGGCGGTTTCCAATGCTTTGGCAAAGGCTCAAGAAGGCAACACAGCCGCTTTGGGCAAATTGGGTGTTGGCCTAAGTGCTGCAACTCTCAAAACACTTTCGATGGATGAGATCACAAAGAAGCTGGCAGATACTTTTGAAAATCAGGCATCGGTCAAAGCTGAGACATTTCAAGGCAAAATGGATCGGCTAAAAATTGCATTTGATGAAGGCAAAGAAACAGTCGGATCATTTATTCTTGATGCGATTACACCATTGGTCACAATCTTTGTGGACAAGGTAATCCCACAACTTGCAAAAATGGCCGATTCAATTGGCAAAGATTTGGCGGCTCCATTAAACAATGTTAAATCAATTTTGACTGACTTTGTAATCCCAGCATTTAAAGCTTTGTATAGTTATTTGTTTGACTTTGTAATTCCATTTCTTGCCAATGTTTTCGGGCCAGCATTGACAGGCTTACGCAATGCTTTTAATACCATCAGCACAGCAATTTCAAACAATGAAGCCGATTTGCAGCCATTGTTCAGCTTATTCAAATCGGTAGCAAGCTTTGTTCGCGACAATTTGGGGCCAGCAATTGGCACAGTTTTGCGCGTGGCTTTCAATGTTGTCGGTGATGCAATTGCCGGAGTTATTACAGGTGTTTCACGATTGATCAATTTCTTTGACAATGTAATTGACAAAATCAAAGAGTTCATCAATTTGGTCAAAAACAATCCTTTGGTTCAAGGCCTTGGCGATATCATTGGCAAAGTCTTTGGTGGCGGTAAAGCTGCCGGTGGGCCGGTATCGGCTGGCACCACATACCTTGTTGGCGAGCGCGGCCCAGAATTGTTCACGCCATCGGGCAGCGGCAACATTATCCCAAATCATAAAATGGGCGGTGGTGGCGGTAGCATCAGCATCACAGTCAATGGCGCGCTTGATCCGGAAGGTGTAGCACGCCAAATTGTTACAATTCTTAACAATTCGACTTATCGTGGCACGCTAGGTTCAGGAGCTTTCGCATGAGCCTTTGGTCTCCCGAATATCAGATTTTGATCAATGGCGTTGATTACAGCTCATCAACCATTGCAAATCTGGGAATTACATCCGGGCGCACATCGATCTATGAACAACCCGTGGCCGGATATTGCTCAGTCGAGCTAATAAATTTTGACAACACCGATTATTCATTTACAGTCGGCTCGGACATTTTAATTTCAATCAAGGATTCAACCGGCACATTTGTTGATTTGTTTGGCGGATTTATTTCAGACCTTGAGATTTCGGTGCAATCGGCTGGATCACGCGGTTATGTCACAGCTGCAAGAATTACAGCTTTGGGAGCTTTGGCACGATTGGCACGAGCAAATTGGGAATTGGCTTTGGCAAAGGATTTCGATGGTGATCAGATATATGCCATTTTGTCAGATTTGCTGCTCAACAATTGGAACGAAGTTGCACCAGCTTTACAATGGCAAAATTACGATCCGACTACGACATGGGCTGATGCTGAAAATGTAGGCCTTGGAGAAATCGATCAGCCAGGACAATATGAAATGGTCGCACGCGCTGCCGATCCAGTTTCAAGCTACACAATAGCCTCACAAATTGCCGAATCTGGACTCGGTTATATGTACGAGGATTCATCAGGCCGAATTGGGTATGCCGATGCATTGCACAGACAAAACTATCTAGCGGCCAATGGATACACGACAATTTCAGCCAACACATCGATTGGCGTTGGATTGAAGTCAATCACCCGATCAGGTGATGTCCGAAATTTTATTACTTTAAACTACAAAAACTCAAAAATTGATGTGAGCGATTTGGCATCTATTTCGCAATACGGCAAATTTGCTGAAATCTTTGATACCAATTTGGAAAATGCCGGTGAGGCTTTGGCCGTTGCCGAAAGGCGTTTGCAGCTCAAGGCATATCCACGAGCTTTTTTTGACTCAATCGAATTCCCATTGGGATCACCCGAAATCGATGATTCAGACCGGGATGATTTGCTCAACATATTCATGGGCTTACCGCTGGAAATCACGGATTTGCCGGCAAACATTGTGAACAGCGTTTTTCAAGGCTATGTCGAAGGTTGGACATTTCGAGCCTCGTACAATGCTTTGTCAATCAGCATCAACGCATCACCAATTGAATTCTCCCAAGTGACACTCCGATGGAATCAGGTGTCTGCTTTGGAGTCTTGGAATACAATCAACCCAACACTTACATGGGAAAACGCGATCGGATCGGTGGCATAAATGGCAACTACAACTCCCAATTTTGGCTGGCCGGTGCCAACGAGCACCGATTTGGTCAAGGATGGCGCAACAGCAATTGAGGCACTTGGCGATGCTATTGATGCCTCGTTGGTCGATTTAGAAGGTGGCACTACTGGCCAAATTCTTGCAAAAGCATCAAATGCAGATATGGATTTTGCATGGATCACAAATGATGTTGGTGATATTACAGCCGTTACAGCTGGCACAGGTATCACAGGCGGTGGCACATCCGGTGCCGTAACAGTTTCATTTGACCAAGCCAATTTTGGTGGTGGTCAATTCGCAGCTGGCAAAAACAAAATTATCAATGGTGCATTTAATGTGTGGCAGCGAGGAACATCGGCAACTGTTCCTATTGCTAATAATTCTTTTTCAGGCCCGGATCGCTTTCAATTTAGCCGCAACGGATCAGGTTCGGTTGTAACTGTTTCGCGCCAAGCATTTACTCCAGGCACAGCTCCGGTTGCTGGTTATGAAGGCAACTATTTCATGCGCTTTAACCAGACAACCGCTGGAACTGGTGGTTCTTACAATCAAATAATTACTCGGATGGAAGATGTAACAACCTATGCTGGCCAGACTGTTACTTTTAGTTTTTGGGCAAAAGCGGATTCAAGTCGTACTTTGGCCGTACCTGTGTTAAATCAAAATTTTGGTGCAGGTGGATCAAGCCAAGTAGGAACAAACATCACATTGAATTCAAGCGCATTGACCACCGCTTGGACGAGATATACAGGAACAGTTACCTTGCCTTCAATTTCAGGCAAAACAATCGGCACGTCGTCTTACTTGGAAATAGATTTGGGAACATTTTTAAACACTACATTTACTTTTGACACATGGGGTTGGATGCTTGAATCCGGATCGACAGCAACGCCGTTTCAGACGGCAACGGGAACACTTCAAGGAGAACTTTCCGCGGCGCAACGATACTATCAACGCTTCGGCGCAAAAAATGGACAAACTGTCGGCACAAATGCAACCTATGGCACAGGATTTACAACTTCGACAACTGGCGTGAACATTACTGTTCCGTTTCCAGTTACGATGAGAATAACGCCAACGGCTATCGAGTACGCATCTATTACCGCATACGATGCAGCATTAACACAATACACACCGAGCGCGGTTGCTCTTGTGGCAGGTCAATCTGGATTAGATGCTGGCAATGTGCAATTTACAGTTACAGGCGCAACAGCAGCAAGAGCAGCAGTTATTATCCAAAGTGCAACAACTGGTTATCTAGCGTTTAGTGCGGAGCTATAAAATGGAAAATGTAACCTTTATTGAAGTCACCGAACCAATCACAGGTGAAGTCGTAGAACACGCAATTATTGACCACGGCAATGACCAATTTACCTCAATGCCTAAGTCAGAATACTACAAGCGACAAGCGGAAGAATACAATCCGATGATTCCGGGCGATGAGTAATTTTCCACAAGGCACATTGCCGCGTTTGATTCAGGTTGCGCTCGCTGAAGTGGGCACAGCTGAAACAGGCAACAATGAGACCAAGTACGGCAAATTTATGAAAGCCGACAAGCTGCCATGGTGTGGATCGTTTCTCAATTGGTGTGCTCATCAAGCTGGTGTCAAGGTGCCAAATGTTGTGAGCACCAGAGTTGGTGCCGAGGCATTTAAGAAAAACAAGCAATGGCACACAACGCCAAAAATTGGTGATTTTGTTTTCTTTGATTTCATCATCGATGACAAAGAGACAATCAATCACATTGGCTTGGTAATCCGGGCATCGGAAAAACAGATCGTGACCATCGAAGGAAACACATCAGGCGGATCGGGAAGTCAGCGCAATGGTGGCGAAGTCATGGTCAAATCAAGAGCTTTGGGAGCACGCTCATTTGTTATCGGTTACGGCCGACCAGCTTATGAGCCATTTTCCGGTGATCTGCCGGATCGACCAAAAGGAGAAAAATAATGGATCAAGCAAAAGCAATGGCGGCCTCATGGGGTCGCTCATATCTAGCAGCAGCTTTGGCCGTGTACATGGCTGGTGGCAATCTTAAGGCCATGGCAATGGGTGGCGTGGCAGCTGTTGTGCCGGTCATTTTGCGCTGGCTCAATCCAGCTGACAAAGCTTTCGGATCAACGGGGAAATGATCCCAAAACTACGCGCGGCAGGTTTAGCTTTGATCCTTTCGCTAAGCCTTGCCGGGTGTGGTTACGATGGTTGGGTCAGGTACCCATGCCAAGAGCATGAAAATTGGGAAAACAAGGAGTGCCAAAAACCTCAATGCAAGGTGACGGGTATTTGTACGGAGGATTTGATAGGCGATGCCGTCCAAGAGTAAAGAGCGATTAAGCCAAGAGGACATCAAAGCACGGCTCATGTTTCTGATTGGAGCGGTGCTGGCCATTGTGTTTTTGATTGTCACTTTGGGCATCACTTACGCATTGATCTTTGTGACACAGCCAATTGGAGCACAAGCTCCCAATGATGCAGCTTTTATCGATCTACTTAAAACCTTGGCAATCTTTCTCACCGGGTCATTGGGTGGGGTTTTAGCATCTAACGGCCTCAAAGACAAGCCCAAATCAGAATACGAAAAAACAATTGAAAGGCGTTTATCCGGTAACGACACGCCATAAATCAAGCGTAATTCTTGAATTTGTCGGCTAATCCTGTCACTCTCTATTTCGGGAGCTGATACGCGGCTCCCAGAAACGGGAGCAAAAAAATGAACGAAGCATCAATTGTGATCATGTGTTTGATCGCTGGAGCCTTATGGGCTGTCATGTCGTACTCGGTCGGGTTTAAGGAAGGCCAAAGAGAAGGATACAGACGGGGCCGCGCTGTATCTCGCCATATTTCACAGATTGACAAGGTGGCAAAATAATGGCCGGATTCTTGGAAAATTACGAAGGCAACAAAGAACGCACAGATCGATGGATTGCTACATTTGGCCAAGGTCGATTGGAAGCACACATTGTTGAATTCAATGCCGAGAAAGGCTTTGTGCTTGTACAAGCTAAGGCATGGCGCAACCAAGAGGAAACAGAGCCAGCCGGCATTGATTACGCTTTTGGCTATCGTGAGGCCTACAACCCGAACATGAAACGCTGGTTTGTTGAGGATACTGTCACATCAGCTTTGATGCGCGTGATGGCCTTGGTCATGGGTGGCACCGAGAAGGCCACAAAAGAGGTCATGGCACAGGTTAAAGTCAATGATGCGACAAAGCCACAGGATTATGACTATTGGACAACCAAATTTGGTGATGTACCAAGTTACAAGACAGCCGAGGAAGCTGAGCAATCAGGCATCCCATCACTTGGATCATCGGTGGCTGAGATTGCCAAGCAATTGGGTGGAGAGCTAGTACAAGAGGCACCACAATGCTCACACGGGCATCGAATCTGGAAGCAATCACATGATGGTGCTCCAAAGTCATGGGGTGGCTATTTCTGCACAGAGCGCACAAAGGCAACCCAATGCACACCGCTTTGGTATGTCCTACGCTCCACAGGAAAATGGGAGCCACAAGTATGAGCGATTACATGGAGATCATCAATCCTCAAACCAGAGTTGCCCGGCTTTACTATCAAGGCGAGATTGTCGAGGAATACAAAATTGAGCAATGCGACAAATGCTCACAGCTCAAAAGGTTGGATCAATTTGGTTATCAAAAAGGCTATGACCGAACAGAGAACATCATTTGGTTTTGTGGTGATTGCCGATGATTGATCGCATCGAGGAAATCCAATGCATGATTGCAGCGATCCAACATTGCCACGATCGATCAGCTGATCACAGCTCACGCATTGTCAAAGACATTTCATGGTTTGCCTATGTTGCACAGATGGGCGAATCGATGGCCGCTGAGTATCTTGTAGCTAAGCGATTGGGCTATGACTACACACCGGGCATCACATGGGATAAGGAAAAGGCTGATGTGGGCGATCACATCGAGGTCAAATGGTCAGCCAACCCAGCATCCAATTTGTGGATTCAGGAATCAGATCGACATGATCGTGACATTGCCGTACTGGTTACAGGCAGCTCACCAAAGATGCACATCGTTGGCTGGATTCCCATTGTTGTGGCTAAGAAACCACGCTACCGAAATGCATCACAAAACAATTGGAGTGTGCCACAAATTAACTTACAACCCATCGACACTTTAGCCAGGAGCAATTATGCACATCCTTCAATTTGATTGTTCGATCTGCTCAAAACTGTACGGAAAGCCAAAGCAACGCCATGGACTTAAAAAAGGTGCTGAATTAACAGAGCATGAATGGTTTGCACAATGCATGAGTTGTGGCACATTTGGCATCAAGATCGTTGATGATGCTCGGATTGAGGAGATGTCATTATGAATAAGTTATCCACAGGCTTTGTCCACAGGCTGTGCGCAACGCCCAAGAGCACGCTCAAACTTGACCGGTATTTGCGTGGGTCGGTACGCTCCATGCTCGTGGGCGAGCCGCTGAGGCGGATAGCTCGCAAGCGATGCTTGGTGCTATTGGCCGGGCTATGTTTTGCAATAGCAACACCGGCACAGGCCACACAAGATGCAACAAAGAAACCATCAATTGATTCATTGAAGCTATATGCACACTCAAGAATTGTTAATTGGCAAGAGTTTAAATGCTTTGAAAAGCTAATAACAAAAGAAAGCAATTGGCGTGTTGAAGCAATCAATGGATCACACTATGGCTTAGGTCAGATGCGCAATCCTAACTATCGCAACCTCGATGGCTTTCGCATGATTGACTGGAGCCTCCGATACATCAATCACAGGTATCAAGGCTCAAGCTGCAAAGCATTTACTCATTGGCAAAAGCGTGGGTGGCATTGATGTCACGCAACTGGAAAGGTGGCAGCACAGCCAAATGGCGTAAGATCAGAGAGATGGTGATCAAGCGTGATGGATGTTGCCAAATGTGTGGTCAAACTGAAGGCCCAATGCACATCGATCATGTAATTCCAAAGCGATTGAACGGGAGTGATGAATTGTGGAATTTGAGGCAATTGTGTCAAAAGTGCAATTTGGTCAAAGGTGGTCGTTTTTTTGAAACGGACAAGACAC